ATACTTGCTGGAAGCTTCAACTGTTTTTTCATTAGCGCCCCTCCCTTTCTAATGCAGAAACAATGTCCAACCAGATTTCTTCTAACACGTTTTCCTCTGTGTTGTAGACTTTTTTCATGGCTTTTTTGTATACGTCGAAAATCTTTTCAAATGTGCATTTTGGATTTTTAAGAAAAAGATACAGAAAATACTGCTTCCGTTGTTCTGTCTCAGCCAAATAGCCTAGTCCAGGTACTTCTGAGATTCTTGCGATAAAATCTTGCACCTTTTGCTGCGCGGTTTGGTCTTGCTTGAACTCATGGTAGCTTATTGTCGGTGTCAGTTCTGTTGTTTGTTCTAGCTGTTCTGCTGGTTGTTCTGTTGGTGCTGGTTGTTCTGTTGCTGGTTGTTCCGATAGCACGTACATACGCGTTGGTTTGCCCTTGTAGCGAACGACTTTCGTAGGGACATTAGGTAAATCCAGTTTCTTCCAGACTTGTGGCAGGATGTAGTAGATGCCATCTTTCTCCATGCCCCATTCATCAAATTTGCTCAATTGTTGTAACATAATTGGCTCATACCTCCTTATATGAGTGTTAGCACCGGTGGGAACTACCCACCGGTGCGGGAAACAGATCGTCAATAGTGCAGTCAAACACTTTTGCTAACTTCTGGGCTGTTTCCAAGCGTGGTACGCGAATACCGCGCTCTATGTGTGAAATAAAGCCGGGTGTAACGCCTACCGCATCTGCAAGCTGCGTAATTGTGTAACCAAGTTGTTTCCTACGCTCGCGCAATGTATTGTACATTTATACCACCTCCCATCTCGACAGTACCTCTGTTTCAATTGTTCTTCCCATGTTCATTACCTCCTCTATATATATTATACCCCGAGTCAAACTGTTTTATACATTTTGTATACCTCCTGTAATATATATAGCACATTTTTTTGTTTTCATCATTTTTTTACCTCCTGTATATATTATAGCACAAAAATTTTTAGCGGCGGGGAGCCACTCCCGCCGCAGGAGGTATGGAGGTATGAACCAAGGAGGCACATCACGTGCCTGTTATACATATTATAGCACAAAAAATAAATGTTAAATGAATTTTAAATACTCTATTTCAAGCAATACGGCTCAATTCTTCTTTCTGCCATCTTGCAATATTCCTGGTTCAATTCAAAGCCTATAAAATTTCTGTTGTTTAATAAAGCCATTTTTGCTGTAGTTCCACTACCCATAAACGGGTCTAACACTAAATCACCTTCGTTACTCCAACTTAATATATGGTCTTGGGCTAGTTGCTCTGGGAATACAGCGGGATGGCTATTTTTATCATCTTGTGAAGTAAAACCCACATTATAATGCCACACGTTTTTCCTTTTTGAAGCCTTTGGCGCAATTTTGACATGTGTCTCGGTTGAGTATCCTTCTGTATTGGATTTTGCNTTTTTAGTATACCTTGTCGGTTTACCTGCATTTTTAGGAACTAAATCTTTTATAGGGTTAAATGTTTTTATTTTTCCTTTAGTTAATATGAACATATACTCAAAAGACTGTTGATAACAGTATTTTGAACCCGCTGCCCCAACTGCATTTTTAGCATAAATCATTGTGTCATGTAGATTGAACCCTATTTCTTTGAAATACAATGCTTGTCTAAAGCTTGTCCCTGTCTCACTCCCTTTGATAGTAGCGTCTGCCACTACCCAAACAACCACACCGCCATGTTTCGTCACTCTGTACAATTCCTTTGCTATTGCTTGAAATTTCTCAAAACTCCATTGTTCAATATTGCCATTGTATGTACGCAGATTGTCGTATGGGGGTGATGTTACTGTTAAATCNATACACTCNTNNGGNAACANTTTCATTCCTTCCAAGCAATCCATATTGTAGATTTTGTTTAATTCAAGCATCTCCGATTCTCGTGCCTGTTTTTCTTCTATACAATTTCATATATATATTATAGCACAAAACCATCCCACGCTTCGCCTAGTTCTGCTTTTAACTCTTTAAGTGCTGCTTCAATAAGTCCCTTAATCTCTTCTTTGGACAATTGTATACCTATCTTGTCTGCCGCATCAGATAGCCACTCTGCCGCTTTGTCGTATTTCTGAGCTCCGCCCAAATCCTTGTATGCCTGCTGGACAAACAACACGGCAACTCGTGCCAGCTCACGCTTTGTAGCAAGCTCTCGCACTAACGCTTCCATCTTCTCTGTCCCTATCCTCTTCTTTAACCACGCTATGGTATACCCGACGAGTATAGGTACAAGAACCGCTATAATATCAAGTAGTAATTGCATTATCGCATCGTGCATGTTATTTCCCTCCCTTCAGCACATCATACAACTTAGCAATCATAACGGCAACTTCCGCCTTTGTGGCCGGTTTATCGGGATTAAAGTTGCCAGCCCCGTCGCCAGCTATAATACCAAGTTCTTTTAGCTTTTTAATGTATTGATACGCCCAGTGCGTGCTAGGTACATCTTTCATGCCTTGCACCTCCTTCACATTAGGCATTCCTAGAAAACGAAGTACACCATTAGCTACCCCTACAGCACACTTCTTTTGAAATTCCTCGTTTTTAAGCATTTTTTCTTCTTCTGGATTAGAAATGAAAGCCANCTCCACCAACACGGCTGGCATTTTCGTATATCGTGTTACGTAGTAATTGCCCTGCTTCACTCCTCTATCCCTTAGCCCGATNTGCTTAACCAGCTCTGTCTGAATACAGTTTGCTAAAACTTTGCTCTTATTATCCTTATCACTGTACCATGTTTCGGTGCCGTGCGCCCTGCTATCTTCTGCTGCATTACAATGTATTGAAATGAAAACATCGGCATTAGCGGTGTTTGCTACNTCACAGCGTGCNTGCAACTCGTTTGGTTGTTGTCTTGTCCTGACATCTTTGTCTGTTTCTCTTGTCATTATTACATCTATGCCTCTTGATTTTAGTAAATCGCGTAGTATTAACGCTACAGACAGAGTTATGTACTTTTCCATTGTACCACCAGGACCTACTGCCCCTGGCTGGCTTCCACCATGCCCAGGGTCAATGCATACTTTCATCATCGCTCCCTCCCTTCCTAGTTTCCTCCCTCTTAATACTTGCTAAAGCCCACAATTCGCCCGTCGTAAACGCGAACCAACTCGCGACGAGTGTTGATGGTTCAGACTCTGTGTGCCAAAATACAATTAGGGTTGCTACCACAAACAGAACGTTTAAAATAATAATCCAGCGCACTACTTTCTTAGAAAAACGTTCAGTCATCTTTCTCACCTCTCGTCCTTGCCAGTAGCTCGTCTATTTTTGTTTCTTGGCGTGCCATCTGCACTTCTAGCTGGTGTAATACAGTCATCAGTTCTCTCAGTGCTTTGGTATTGTTTTCTATTACCAATGCTAGTTCTTTGCTGTTATCAGCAGGCTTAGGCGCACCGATAATCTTCACAAACACGTACCCAAGCATCGCTATCGCAAAAATTGCCACCCCGTATTGTGCAATTTCAGCTCCAGGCACACTATCACTCTCCATATATGAAATCATACTGAATTTTCATTGTCTGTTGATCGGTTTTCGTTACGGGCGAAGCTAGGAGTGTACGGGCAAAAAAATGATCTGAAGCGTCATTTATAGTATATAACTGACCATCCCATGATATAGCATATAAATAACCATTTGCATATGCTAGCCCAAAACCACTAAGATTACTTGTACTTATTCCTGTAGATATAGCACTTCCTGACAATATCCCATCAGTTGTTAATTTATATAACTTACCATCNNANNNNANAGCATATAAATAACCATTTGCATATGNTAGCCCAAAANNACTATNANTAGTACCTGTACCTATTCCTGTAGATATAATAAATATATTTCCTATATATGGTACTAATTGATTTCCCCATATAATACTTTGAAACGTGCCATTTCCCGCATTTGTAGGCCAGTCAAACACCCAATGAATCTTTGTATTATTTGCATAGGATTCAGCAGTATTTGGAGTGCCACGCCGCGTGTCTGAACCAATATAAGTGCTTTTATTGGCCCAACCTATCATTTTTCCAGGATTTGCGCCACTTACATCTCTAGCATCGTAGTTCCATATATTTACGCGTTCAGTTTCTGGCCTATCTGAAGTTGTCAAATAAATATTGTTCATTTCCCAATATCCCTTATCACTAATAGTGTTATTATATGCATTTTCCGCAAATTTCCTCCATTGATAGCTTTTAAGCCAAGCGTACACTTCGGGGTATATTATGTTCGGTGTATGTGCCTCTACTTCTAATTTACCAGTGCGCGCATTGTACAAATATACACTTGCGCGGCCCTTTATAGGCAAATCTGGTTTATGTTTTATTTCTACATATTCTATATTTTTTGTATGGTCCTTCACAATACTTTTATACCTCATATTTCCTCCTTTTAAATAAATGAGATATTTATATCTGTTCCTACAGAAATTGAACTGTTGTTAAATTGCACTATTTCCTCCACTTCAGCGTGCGGCCAGCTAATAAAAAAACTCCCACCGCCCGTGGCTCCCTGTACCATAATATATACCTGTGCGTTCTTGGCGGGGATAGAAAACGTGCCGTCGCTTATACTAGCAGAAAACTTTACTGTAACAGGTCCGCTATTCATTACAACCATTTTAGGAATGGTAATTGTATTCCACCCCGGGGTTATAGCTTGTTTAATAACAGGGGCCGTGTTCTCGCTACCAACGGCCAGTGTGATACTAAGTGTGCCACTTGTACTTGCCTGTCCCACGATTAAAGCCCCTATAACAGCTTGGGATGAAGTGGGGTTTTCAATTGCTAACGTTGCAATGTCAGTGTTATTAGAAACATTTATAGCGTTTTCATTTTCAAAATAATAAATACCAAATCCTGCTCCACCCGCACCGCCGTATACAGGATAAGCACCGCCACTCAATATGTTTTCTAACACGGGAACTGGGTTAGCAAGTTCTACTTCAGTATCTTGGGGCCGTGTAGCTACGCGCTTGATACGTACTATGCGTTCTTTTATATTTACATTTGCCACTTCATCATATACAGTTATTATATCGCCAATATCAAATGCATCTTGGCCTGTTTGTTCGCTAATATCGGCTATAGTGCATTCATAAATGTATTTAGGGGCTGAAAGCTGATATAGTGTGGTCCATGCTTTATCGTACAGGTCATTCAGGCTAGTAATGCTTTCATCTACAATAACTACTTCGCGCTTAAATAATGCGCGTGCTTGTTCCAACGTGAAACCTTGATCAAGATAATAGCTGTAATTTTCAATGTATTGTTGAAGGGAATGGTTAACTTGGTTCAGTGCTAGTCCCGCTTTGCCATACATATATAGTACAGTTGCTTCAGGTGGTTGTACCGTTCGCTTTACGTTGCGCAAATTTTTCTTGTAACGAAATACTGTGCCGTTGTCACGGCCAATACGTGTACGGAAAAACACGCGGCGGTTCATGCTATCAAATTCCACTTCATATCCACAAATATGTGCCCATTCCCTGATTAAAAATAAAATGTTATTTTTGCTTTCCTTCATCCACCGTTGTTTATTCAAATCGCCCTCAATTTGTCCAATTATCCAGTTCGTGCCTTGTAAAAGCGTGTTCAGGCCGTAATAAACGCTCACGCCTTTCCAATCTATATCTTGTGTATACAAACGTTTACCTAACTCCACTAACCATATTTCATCGCATTTTACATGCTTCCATGTCTGATTGCCATCACGGACATCCTCGGTTTGTGTNATNTAATACCTCCGGCCACCCCACACAATTTCCTTGTCAACTAGCACATCCGCGGCCTTTGGATCCGTAAGTGGTAAATCAAATTCCAATGTTGAAATGCCTTGTAATTCCTGTTCCTGGGTTACATTCGCCGCGTTTTCAAGATATGCCTCCAGTGTTTCAAAGTACGAATACAGCTTAGGCATTTCCATTACAGCCACCTCGCATGATACTTAAACGTGATATTAGCTGCCACACCATTATTAGCAAGCCAATAAACACTGTTTATTCCCGACCACAAAGGCATAAAGGTACCTGATATGTTCGCAAGCACATTTGCCCCGCCCTTTGTGGCTGTCAACTTGGCTGTGTCTAAAATAAGTTTTTCTCCAGCGTTTATAGGAAGATTTACATTTAACTTAATGCCACGCACCTGAAGCTGGCCGCCAGTTATATTTGCGGATACAGGTGATATTTCAATCACGGGGTATGTATAGGCCGTTCCTTCAACTTGTACATACATCGTGCCACCAGATGCTATTTGTACGCTTTTTGTGTACTCTTGAACCGAATAAATAAAAGGTTCACAGTTAAAGCTAATAGTGAAAAAGCTAACATTTAGCTGGTGTGAAAATTCAATCTGTTCATCAACTTTTGCCATAAAATACACCGTTTCATCCGTAGTAAACCGCAACTGTGCGCGTTGTTGCGGCCGAAGTAGCCAGCCTGTTATCTCGCGTTCCTTTGCCAGCGTTTCTGCTACGGTGCTTCGTGCGATGTAGCAATCCACCTCCACGCGCCGATCGCCGTAAGCCGCATTAAAAATGTAGCTTCCATCTTTGCCGGGTATATATTCATATTCATCGCGAACTTCAGGGCTGAAGATGCGAATATCTGTAACATTAACACCGTAGGTATAGGCCGACGTCCCGTTAAAGGTAAAATCCACTACCTCNCCCCCCGGTATTTCTGGGCCTGTAGCACCTTGCTGGCCAATTGCTGTGATATGCGATCTATGTCAGCTTCTTCCCGCACTATCATTTGCTTTATGATAATGTATCCGCCAAGGCCCGGGCCGTTCAAGGGCACCACTGCTTCTGGGCCAGCTTCACCTATCATAGCTAATGTGGGCCGTGTGACAATGCCACCGGTAGCTAGTTGTGGTATAGTTGGTATGTTAATTCCAAACGATTTCCCACCAATGCCGGGAACCCACGAAGGGATAGAAAACCGTATTTTATTTAAACCGCCGATTACAGTATTAATCGCACCAATTATCCAGTTCAGCGGCGTTTTTAGAATACCTATTAGGCTATTCCAAATGCTTGCCACCGCATTCTTAATAGCCGTGAAAACATTCACAAATACATCAAATACGGGTTGCAACCAGCTCTGAGCGTAGCTCCATAGGTTCTGAAGCGGCCCCTTGATGGTATTCCATAAGCTTGTGAAAGTATTCACTATCCATTTATAGGCTGTACTAAGAAACGTTGAAATTTGCTTCCAGTATTTAACCACCACTACCACACCAGCCGCTACAGCCGCCGCTACAAGCGCAGGCCAGCCTATTACACCCGCAATAGCACTCGCCACACCAGATATAATGCCCCATAGGCTTTGTAATGCACCTACTATCTTTCCTATCCAGCCAATGACGGTTGCTATCGTTTTTATAATACCACCAATTATATTTAATATTGGCCCAAGCACAGCAAGTGCCACACTTAATTGAACTATCAT